TGGCCTCGTTCGTAAATACTCTGCATATTCGGCAGCCTCCTGGTCGTGATAATACCCTTTCGGTACATTGCTTTCACGACCAGTTATTATGTAGTCTGTTGAAACTCCGTATATATCCGCAAAGCGTTCGATTAAATCAGCACTAGGGGAACGCAAGTCCTTCTCCCACATGGATATAGCAGACTTTGAAACCTGCAGCATGCGTCCAACTTCCTCGCCAGTATACCCAGCGTTCATACGAAGTTCTTTAAGCCGTGTTCCCATAGTTTTCATTTTGTATACCTCCTTTATTCTGATTATATGTAATTGTAAACAAAATGTAAAATCACATTTTGTTAATTTTATAAAAAGTTTACTTGGAAGTTTACAAAATGTATACTATAATACAGTCATAGGGTAGTTAACATATTGTAAACAAAGGAGGGATACAATGAAGCAAGATAAGTTGATTAAACTAAGACATGCGCTAGGGTTTAGTCAACAAGAATTAGCCGATATATTAGGCATTACTAAGGGCGCATATAGTCTAAAGGAGAATGGTAAACGGAACTTTAATCAACAAGAAATCGGAATGATATTTACTAAGTTTAACGAAGTAGATACAAACCTAAATATGCAAGATATTTTTTTACTTTAAAAGTTCACAAAACGTGGAGGGGATAGCATGTTATATAAGCATTGGGAATTTAAACCGCTTGGTGAAGTTCTTAACTATTACAGACGAACAGGATTTATCGTTGTTACTAACTGGGCAAAGACTGAACAAGAATTTCTCAACGATATTAAAAAGTACGAGAAAATCGTTGTAGGTGTACAAAACAGAAATAATCTAAACCCTTTTTATAGTAACGATGATTGTCAACAAATAAGAGAACGCAACCAGGAATATTTACATCGCTTATACACTATTAAATTACGCTTAGGCTTATATGAAAGGACGTACGAATGAAACCGATTGTATACACGGTGAATGAAGTTGCTGAAATGCTACGAGTAACACCTCAAACGGTGTACGAACTAAGAAATAATGGTAAATTGCCGTCAATTAAAAACATCGGAAAGGTGCTATTTAGAGCAACTGACGTAAACGCTTTCATCGGAGTTGATAATGAATATTCACCATACCGATATAAGCAACTAGAAATCGAAAATAAAAAACTCGCCAAAGAAAATGACGAGTTAAAGCAACAAATTAGAAAAGCGACTAGCGAAATGCTGTTAATCATAAATCAAATTTGAAAGGAGGTGAACAGAATGACATACAAAGAAAAAAGAGCGTTACGACGCGAAAACGCACTACCGCAATTCGCCGACATGGTCGAAGGTTTTGTGTTCGGTTCTGTGTTCGTATTTATGGTGGTGAGTATTTTGTCATGGTGGATGACTGGGGAGGTCGTTGTTAAATGGTGAAACGTTGTTACCATTGCGGATATAAATTAACCAATCATGAAACATATAGCATATTCAATACCGCAATAGGTAAGGTCGTTTGTGTTTGTAAAAATTGTCATACGACATATTTACGAATGCGAGCTAAAGAAAGAAAAAGGGCTGCACTTGCTGGAACAAGTACAACCCTAGTCAAATAATTAACTATTTATAGTATATCACAAGGAGATTTAATCATGAATAAAAAAGTTGTAGTAACAGGTTTAGCAATCAGTACATTAGCAGTTAACGTAATGGCAGATACAGTAATTCAAGGCCCAGTAGAGCCAACAGCAGTTGCTCCTATTGCAACTGGTTATAATTCCATGGTCGGTGGCATTAACAGTAAAGCAACTGGTACGAATGGTATTATCTTAGGCCGTGATAACGTTGTTACTGGTGATAATACAACCGTTATTGGTGGTGGTAATAACACAATCGCTAATGGTGAAGCTACTGTTATTGGATATAACAATACTATTCAAGGTACAGACAAAGAAATTACTGTAATCGGTTCTAATAACACTGCAAGCGGTCAAGGTGCGTTCGTTGTGGGTACTCATGCATCCGCAACAGCAATCGACGCAGTAGCATTAGGAAATAACGCTGTAGCAGATAACTCAAACAGCGTAGCTCTTGGTACCAACAGCGTTACAGATAGCGCCGTTGGTGTTGAAGGAATTACTATCAACGGCACAAAACATATCTTTGCCGGAGAGCAACCGGCAAGCGTTGTATCCTTTGGTTCTCTTGAACGTGCTGGTGCTGGTGGTGTTAAACACTACAATAGACAGCTCCAAAACGTGAGTGCCGGCCGTATTGAAGCAGATAGCTTAGATGCAATTAACGGTAGTCAGTTATTCGCAGTTGTTGATGAAGTTGAAACAAACGCAAAGGCGATTAACAACAATAAAACAGCTATTGTTAAAACTCAAAACAATTTAAAAGACCTAGCCGTTGGCGTTCAAATGCTTGGCGATATTGTACAAGACAACGCAACAAGCATTTCTAACAATACAAAGGCTATTACTGATTTAGGTAAACAAGTTAATACAAATACAGCGGATATTAAAGCCTTAAATCATTACGCTACTAATCATGAAGGTCGTGTAACACAGCTCGAAAAAGACACTAAAACGATTAAAAGTGATGTAGCTAATACTCAAAAACAAGTAAACGTGAATACCAAAGATATTGCGGACTTGAAAGGTCAAGTAGGGGCTTCCGCAACAGCAGTTAAAAACGAACTTAATAATCGTATTAATCAAACAGATAAACGACTTAATAATCTAGGTGCTAGTTCCGCCGCACTCGCTGGACTTCACCATCTTGATTTTAATAAAAACGATAAAGCGTCCTACGCTGTAAGTTATGGACATTATCGCAACTCCAACGCAGTTGCATTAGGTGCTTTCTATCGCCCTAATGAACGAACTATGTTCGGCTTAGGTATGAGTTTAGGTGCTGAAAAGCAATTCACTGCAAACATTGCTTTTAAAGTTGGAAAAGGTTCTGACTATGTAGCAGAAGCAAAAGGTGAAAACGCTCGTATTAGCCAACTTGAAAAACTTGTTGAAGCATTAACCAAAGAAGTTACAACTTTGAAAGGTGAATAATGAATACTGACATTTTAATGTTTGAGGGCGAGAAAATTGACCTCAAACTCATAAAAGAACGTCATAAAAAATACGATATGTTCCCTACTCCATGGGGAAAAATGACTTTATGGTACTTAACATATCGTATCGATTATTTAACGGAACAAACGCAAGTATCACCAATGGTCGAAGTTAGACCATATCTATATAAAATCATCGACACAATGAAGGCTATTAAAGCCTATTTAGAAGAGGAGAAATAACATCATGAACCAATTTACAATCGAGTTTAAAAACCCTAAAGACTTAGCTAAAAAAATTAGCGAGTATAACGAACTTATGAATGGTGCAAAAATTCAACCACCGGAACCAGCACCAATAGTGGTCGAATTTAAACCAGCAAAAGATGAACCGAAGGAAGAACCAAAACCAACAAAAGATGAACCTAAGGAAGAAAAGCCAGTTCCTGGTGCTAAGGTCGATAAAGAAATTGTCGAAAACATTTCAATCGAAATCGAAGAACCTAAAGTCCCAGTAACAGACTTTGACGGCAACGTGGTTGATGTAGAGCCTACTGAATTGTCTGTTGAGGAACCGGAAGCGGAAATCGACCATCAAGCTTACTGGGCTGATTTTAAAAACTGGTTGAAAGCCGTGGGTCAAGATGGTATTAAAGCAGCACTCACAATCTTTAGAAATCACGGTGTAGAGGGGAACCCTTCGAGCGAAAACTTAACATCTGAAATCATCAAAGAGTTAAACGCTTTAATGAATAAATAAGGAGAGTTTAAACATGGCAAATACTAACAGTTTTAAGCACGTTATCGATACAGTAACACCTCAAATCGAGGTGTTACAAAAAGCGATTGAACTAGACCCAGCGGACACAATCGAATATCGAAGGGCGTTAGATTTTATCGAAACTAACATATCGACTTCTAAAAGTATCATTAAGGCAATCAAGCTAGTTGAAAAGCATGCTAAGGCCGAAGATAAAGCCGAGGAAGCACCTAAACCTAAAAAAGAAACTAAAAAGAAAACTACCGAGCCGGTTCAAGTGGTTGAACAGCCTAAAGAGGACGAGAAAGAAAACTTGTTAAGCATGTTTGACTAGGAGGTAGCAATGAAATTTTTAGGTAACTTCAACGTAAATAAAATGTTCGACAGCATTATTATGGAGCGTCAATATGACACTCTATATACCACCATTCACCATTGCGATTGTAATTTTACATTCGGCGGACAATGGGAGCGAAAATATAGTTTTCATAGTGGTTATGTAACTGGTGCCAAACTTTATGTATGCCCTAACTGTGGCGTTTACTCAAGCCCTGAAAGGGATAAAATTTACTATTCAACAAATGAAGATAATGTGTTCCCTTTAAACTTAAATATCGACATATGGAACTATAAACACTTTCTTGATTTAAAAATTCGCTATAAAGGTATTCAGTTAACGTTCGACGGCAGACGAATAGACCGAGGGATATGTACTGAAACCCTTCGCTTTGACTTTAAGCGTAAAATGGCAGTATTTATTGACCGTAATCGTGAAAAGCACGATTTAACAGTTGAGTACATCAGAACGAATGATGTTTTACCAGTCTTAAAATACTTTAACAAGTCATACGCTGTTCACTCTACATATAAGAAGCAATTAAATACAATCTTTAAATCGCTTAGATTAACGTTTGAGCGACGTTTAAAAGAGGTATACGGCTTTGATATTAAAGGAGTGTATATACCACCTTCTGTGAATGAATATGGCGGTTATTTTAAAACTATGCTTGTTAATATGGCTTTAAAAATGCAAGCACCTGACATGCCAACGATTACAGACCTAATTAAAAGCAATAATAATTGGGAATACTCATATGGAATTCAACCTAATATCGCTATTCCGTTTGATGATGATGTACTTAACTTAACAAGAACAGGTATAAACTTCCTGGAAGCATTACGAATTACAAGTCATGCGCCTAATAGTCGTTCATTAAGAAAAGCGATGATTGAAGACCCTATGATGATTAAAATGGCGAATGTTTTAAACCTATTTAAGGACGAAAACTGCCGGCGAAAAATCGTTACATTAAAGCGTAAAGTCGAATACAGTATTCCGCACTATGAACACATTGTAAAACGGCCTCGCAACTTATTAGACTGCATGAAGGTTACAACGCAAGAAATTCGTAATATGTGGCTTAATATCATAGCTCGTTTTGGTGAAAAGAATGTTCTTAAATGGTTATTAAGTGAAGAACAACGTAACATAAGCGACATTGTTAATATGTATCAAAAACTACAGCCTGAATATCGTGAAGCGTTACATAATACAAAATTCCGTTTGAAGAGCTTTCACAATGCAGTTATTACCTTATTCAATAAACAGGAATATGGCGATGTAAATCTGCCGACAATTCCAACGCTAAACGCAGACGTTAACGGACTTCATTTTATGGTACCGAAAACTGCTGCCGACTTAATGACAATCGGTAAACAGCTTAGAAACTGTGTTGGTTCATATAAAGACCAGGTTATGCGAGGTACAACGGCAATCGTAGTTGTAACAGACGATACGATGAAACCAGTTGCATGCTTAGAATTAAATCGTGTTGATGATGATTTTAAAGAACTGGTGCAAGCTAAGTTGTTTGGCAATCAAAAAGTCGCTAGGGATAAAAACATTAACGATACAGTTTTAGCCTGGGCGAACCAATTACAAATTGAACCTAGAACGATTGATGTTGAAGCGCAAGTATCATAGAGAGGATATAACATATGAAACTCACACAATTAAATTTACAAAACTTCAAAGGTATTGAATTTGGTGATTTTAGGTTTACCAATAACACTATAATTCGTGGCGATAATGCAACAGGTAAAACAACTGTTTTCGATGCCCTTTGTTGGTTATTGTTTGGTAAAGACAGTTTAGATAGAGCAGACTTTCAAATTAAAACACTAAAAAACGGCGAACCAGTTCACAACGTAAATCATATGGTACAAGCTGCCTTTGATAACGAGGACGGAACAGGGTTTACCTTAAAGCGTATATATCGCGAGAAATATAGCAACCCTAGGGGCGGTGAAGTTAAGCTAACAGGTCATACGACTGACTATTTCATTAACGATGTACCTTCCAAAGAAAAGGAATATAAAGCCTTTATTAATAACATGATTAATGAAGATGTGTTTAAACTCATTACAAACCCTTTATTCTTTAACGAGCAGTACACATGGCAAAATCGCCGTAAATTATTGCTTGAAATGTGCGGTGATGTGGACGATGCAAGCGTAATCAATAGCAAGGACGAATTAAAACGTTTAACCGAGTTATTGAATGGCCGTTCCGTGGACGAGCAACGCAAGATTATCGCAAGTAAAAAAACTGCTATCAATAAAGAATTGGATATGATACCAGTTCGAATTGATGAAGCTGTTAACTGTAAACCAACTCCATTAGAAGCGGAGCAAAAGTTAAAAGATGATATAGCAACTATCGAAACCGCTATCAAGCAATTAGAGGAAGATAAGTCAGTTATCGTTAACGGCTTGGACGGCGCAGAGCGTACCGCTAAAATTCGTGAAGTAAAACGTAAATTGGCGGATAGAAAAAGCCAGTTAATGAACGAACATACTGACAACGAGCGACGGTTAGAACACGAGTACAAATTATCGCTTATTCAATTACAAATGGCAGAGAGTGAACGAGACCGCTATAAAGACCGTGAATATGAATTAGACGGCCAAATTAAACAGGAAGAAGCTCGTATTGAAAAGCTACAATCTGAATTCGACAAGTTTAATCAATCACAATTTGACGATGAACTATGCCCTACTTGTGGACAACCATATCAAGCTGAAAAGCGAGCAGAGCTCGAGGCTATGTTTAACACTCAAAAGGCTACAAACCTTGAAGAGTGGCAAAAATTGATTGATAGTGCTAAGGCTTTAAAACAAAACTACATCGAACAAAAAGAAATCATGCAAGTGAAAGTCGATGGCATGTGTAGTCAAATCGAAAAACTATCTAATGACAAAGATAAAAAACAACAAGCATTAAATGAAGTCGGTGAAGTTGATTTCGATAATGATGTACAAGTTAACGACCTTAAAGCGGAGTTATTCATGCTCGAGCTTGACGAAGATAATACAAGCGACGACCAATTAAAGCGAATTGATAGTGAATTATCTGAACTGGCTGATAAACGAAGTACATTACAAACAGAATTAACAAAATACGATGTCATTCGTGATATTACTAAACGCATTAACGAACTTGAACAAGAACAGCAACGATTAATCAATGAAAAGAATGTAGTTGATGAAACGGCGTTCCTGTTAGATGAATTTGTTAAAGCTAAAGTCGAAATGCTCGAAGATACTATTAACAAGCACTTTACTATTACAACTTTTAAAATGGCGAATGTCCTTGTGAATGGTAGCGTTGAAGATTGTTGCGAAACTATGGTTGATGGTGTTCCTTATAGGAGCCTCAACAATGCAGCACGAATTAACGCTGGTATTGATATTATAAATGCTTTAACGAAATTCTATAACGTTACTGCACCAGTATTTATTGACAATGCAGAGGCTGTTACTAAGTTCGTTAACTGCAATAGTCAAACCGTTAAATTAATCGTAGACGAAACATGCAAAGAATTGCGTGTAGATTTGGAGGTATAACATGGCGAATGAAATTACAACAAGAAAAAATGAAGTGGCGGCTAACTTTAATTCCGTAGCTAGTTTTGAATTACTACAACGACAAGCAAAGATGTTTAATGAGTCTAGCTTAGTACCTGATAACTTTAGAGGCCCTCAAAATTTTGGTAACGCTTGTATCGCACTTGAAATGGCAGTTCGTATTAACGCAAGCCCTCTTATGGTAATGCAAAACTTATACGTTGTGTATGGGAACCCTAGTTGGTCCTCTAAGTTCTTAATTGCAACGTTTAATCAATGCGGTAGATTTGAAGCGATTAAATATAAGGAAACCGGTAAAAAGGGAACCGATAGTCAAGGTATTATTGCTTATACTCGCGAAAAGGGTTCAGATGAAATTATCGCCGGCCCTGAAGTAACAATCGCAATCGCTAAAGCGGAAGGCTGGTACGATAAAAAAGGTTCTAAATGGCGTACGATGCCGGACCAAATGTTACGCTACAGGGCTGCAGCTTGGTTGATTAGAACGACTGCTCCGGAAATTAGCATGGGGTTACCTACTGCCGATGAAACTATCGACGTTGAAGGTAATGTAAGCGAAATTTTAGATGATGCTGTAACAACGATTGAACATAACGCAAATACTGAAACGCTTGATATAGATAATGAACCGACATTCGTTGATGCCGAAACTGGTGAAGTATTAAATAGCGAAGCGATGTTTAAATGATTAGCGTTGAATGTTTCGGTAGCAGTTCCGCTGGTAACTGCTACCGCTTAAAATCAAGCGTAAATGGTGATGAAATTATTCTTGACGCAGGTTTACCCTTTAAAACTATTCAAAGAGCTTGTAGGTACAATTTTCTGCATTTATTTGGTGTTCTAGTAACGCACCAACATGGCGACCATTCGAAATCGGTTATAGATTGGTTAAAACTAGGACATAAAGTATATATGACAAAAGATACGGCACAGGCTTTACATGTTTTAGATGAAAAAACCTGGGTTGAGATTAAACCTAAACAATCTTTTAAGATAGGTTGTTTTACAGTTCTTCCTTTCGAGTTAGAACACGATGTACCAAACGTCGGCTTTCTAATTACCGACGGAGAGGAAAAACTCCTCTATATAACCGATACATTTTATTGTAAATACACCTTTAAAGGTGTTCATAGAATACTTGTTGAGTGTAATCATTCGTATGAAATTTTAAAAAACAAAGTCTATCAAGACGAGTTGTCTAAGCAACGTATGGAACGACTTGTGAAATCGCACTTTGCCCTTGAAAACGTTGTAAAATTCCTACAATCTATGGACTTAACAGAGTGTAAAGCGATACACCTTATCCATTTATCAAACGAAAACTCAAACGAAGAGCAATTCAAATCAGTTGTACAGGCTGCTACAGGAAAGCTCGTTATTGTAGAAAAGGAGTGATATTTTGAAAGTTCGATTTAATGTGTTTATTAACGCACTAAAAAATAGAAATTTAACGCTTATGGAGTTCTGTAATAAATCACAAACAATTCCTCGAGCATTGGTAATTTACTTGAGCGGTAAACCTATCACCTTTGACAAAAAAAGAATGCTATGGGCAAAAGTTTTAGATGTACCGCATGATAAGTTGTTTTATTCGGAGGCGTAATAATGGCACGACCGACCGCAAAGGGCGTTGAATACTTCCCTTTAAATGTTAACTTCATAAATGATTTAAAGGTTCGAAAGTTGCTATTGTCATGTGGTGCGCAGTCAATCGCTGTTTTAATTTACCTACTTTCAACAATCTATAAAGACGAAGGTTACTTTGTTGAAATTCACGAAGATGAAATCGACTTAATAGCATTAGATGTAAATGTTACTCCTGAATTTGTTTTAGAGGTGATAAATAAGGCATGTGAAGTTCGCTTCTTTGATGTAAATTTATACAATAACTTTAATATTCTTACATCAAGAGGAATTCAAGAGAGGTATTTAAAAATTACTGAACGCCGAAAAAACTCTGTTGTAATAACTCAATTCAACTTAATTAATGTTAACAATAACTCAATTAATGTTAACAATAACTCAATTAATGTTAACAATAACTCAATTAATGTATACGATAATGAACAAAGTAAAGTAAAGAAAAGAAAAGTACAAAAAAGTAAAGTAAAATCTCTCTCTAACGATAGTTGTAAAAATGTATATTTAACAGAAACGGAAAGGAGAGATTGTATGAATAAAAAAATTTACGAACTTTACTTAAACGGAGTTGGACAAATATCACCAACGATAAAAGAACGTTTGGATGATTTAGTTGAGTTGTACGGAGTGGAACATGTAATCGTAGCTATCAATACAACAATCGAAAGTGGTGGCAGTAGCATTAAGTACGTTGAAACCGTGGCAGCTAGTAACTTGAAAAAGAAGGTGAATAACAATGGAGCAGATAAACGTAAGCCAGGAAATAGAGCGAATAAGGAACCAACTGACGGAAGCGAAATCGACTGGTCGCAAGGTAACACAGAATGGCTATGAGTTCTATAAGCCTATTTACAATGAGTCAATCGTAGTTGAAAAGAAGGTTGATTTAAGCGTGTATGGCATTAAAGGTCGCTATGTTGATATGACTTTTGACAAGCTAAAAGCACAAGGAGCACCAGTAGAAGATAGACAAGCCTATAACAACGCTTTTAAATATGGCGTGCATGTTAGAGAACATATCGCCAATGGACGAGGACTGATAATGATAGGCCCTGTTGGTACTGGAAAGACTAGCCTAGCAATTAGCATTTTAAGAAAAGCGATTGAACAAGGGTATAACGGCTATCTAATATCCATGACAAGCCTATTCGATACACTCTTAACGCTTAGTAAAGGGCCGAGTGAACATTACTTGAAGTTTGAAAATCGTATTCGAAACTCACCTATATTAGTGCTTGATGATTTCGGAGCGGAATATGCAAGCGAATGGGTTCAACAAAAGGTCGCTTCGATTATTGCGGATAGGGTAGAACGTAGTAAATCAACGATTATTACATCAAATTTATCGGTGGAACAAATTAAGAAAGCCTATGACAGCCGAGTATATGACCGCTTAAAGGGAACATCATTCCTAATTGCGTTTAAGGGTAAATCACAACGTCAACCACTCGACATTAACGAAATTTAAAAATTCACGCTGTGTGAACATAAAATTCTCGTAACGATAAAATACTCGTGAGAAATAGTAGACCGACCTTGTAGCGTTAAATTCATAGCTTAAATCGCAAAATAAAATACAAGATATATGACATGAGGTAACTAAAAATGGAAATTAAAGTTTTGATTGATGAAAAACGAAAAAATACATCCATCGAATATGATGAAACTAAATATGATAAAGGAACTGTTGGAGCATTTTTAATTTCAGCACTATTTAACTATACAAAAGAACTGCCAGCAGTCGAAAGAGATATATTACGGTTATTGTGCTGTCAAACTATGGTGAAAGGAGGACGTATGTAAAACATGAATAAGCTAGTAGTATATGGCCGACCGACAACTAAAAAGAATAGTTCACGAATTATATATCATGGTAAACATCCTCGCGTGCTACCATCAAAAGCCTTTGTTGACTATGAAAAAGATTGTTTGAAACAGTTGCAATTCTTCAAAAAACGAGTGAATTATAAAGGCCCTATATCCGTACAGTGCCGCTATTACATGCCGGATTTTAAATGGTGGCCGGACTTGGTCGGCCTACTACAAGCGACCAGTGATATTTTAACCACCGCAGGAGTTATCCTAGACGACATGTGGATAACAGATTACAACGGCTCTGAAATTGTGGGCGTTGATAAGCATAACCCTAGGGTGGAAATTCAAATAGAGTATGCTAAGCCACCTCATGTATTACATGAGATTTGGAATAGGAGGAATAGTAAAAAATGATTGGGGTATTTGTGTTAGGTTTATTTATTGGTGCTGCATTAGGTGTATTGATTATGTGCTTATGTATCATCACTAAAGATATTGATAATGAACTTAAAAAGCTAGAGGGAGACAATCGACATGAATAACATTCCGTATTTTTTATCGCACTTGCCTATATGGAAAGCTAATGTAAAAGATACAGTTAAAATCACAAAACGTGCTCGTGCTAAAGAACATCAATTCGACACAGTTGACAAAAAGTCCGAGGACGTGGTGGTGAAAGAATGTCCAGTATGTGGCATTAAATATCGTGTATCGTATCGATTAAGAAATATCAAGAAAACGTGCAGTCCTACATGTGGACATAAATTACGAAATCAGAAGTTAAAGAAATCTGATGACTGGGTTGAAGATGCAATTAAAATGCGCCAGGAAGGTATGATTTTAACGGATATTGCATTGCGAGTGAATCGCTCGACGAGTACGGTATGGAAGCAATTAAAATTGAAAGGAATTGACTAATGAATAACAATGAATTTGAACGTGTAACAGGTTATGAAGATGCAGATTTACCGGAAAGAAAAACGGAATATGCTGCTGGCTATGACATGAAACCTTATGAAAGCGGTTTTGTATGGCCTGGTGAAACAAAGTTAATTAAAACTGGTATTAAAGCTCGTATTAACTATGACGAATATATTCAAATGCACCTTAGGTCGAGCGTAGGTATTAAAAATAATATTATGCTTGCGAATGGTACCGGTATTATCGACGCCGATTATTATAATAATGAGGATAACGAAGGTCATATCATGATACCTATTCGAAATTTAGGCAACGCACCATTCGAATATAAGGCTAGCGAAAGATTAGTTCAATTACTAATCATGCCATATCGTATCACTGCAAAAGATACAGCGACAGACAAGCGACATGGTGGGTTTGGTAGTACTGGGGTTTAAATCGTAAAAGGGGAATGCAAGTATGGAAGAATTAACTAAAGCGGAGAAAAGAAATAAAGCAAGGTTATATATCGCTAAGATTGACGATTATCAC